TTTGCCTTGCTCAATAAGAATATTCAAAGCATTGGTGCGCTGTTCTAAAGTGCCAGCACCAATACCAGTACTGGCTACAAGTTGGTTAATGTACGTTTCATCGCCGTAATATCCACGTGCTTCGTAAACAAGATTCGGGTCTAAAGTCTGAGGCGCAGGCGGAGTTATCGGACGACCACGAGCCTCAGACAATGCTTGTATATCTTCTGGTGTCATTGACATTAGCCGAGCACCTTTCCAAACCCGCGAACAATCATCGAAGCAGCATCACGAAACAGGCGCTTAGCCTCATCGGTTTCCATGAACTCTGGTTGGCTGCGCACAAACCGACTCCATTCAGCGTTGGTCATCAAACGTGCCTCATTGGTGTTCGGGTCAACATAAGACAACAATTTACCCCATTTATTAGCGTTAGAGAAATCTATTGTCTCAGGGTCAACACCCAAAGTCGCGGCAGCAAGAGCCTTATAGGTTGCTGTAGCCTGCGCGATGGTCCGACCAGCCGCCAACTGTTTAGCCAAAGACGGATACAGATTCTCTGCATCCATTCTCATGTTCTCTTTAATCTGCTCAAGCGTCATTGTCTTGCCAATCAGACCCTGGGTGTAAGCATTAACATCGTTTTCGGAAAGTTTCAGCCCGTAATCGTTGGCGAGCGAACGAATACTTCTCGCATCGATACCGCCTGTGATAGCCGCAGATGGTGTCTTTGCTGTGCCCGCTGCCCCAGTTTTAAGAATTTCTGCACCGACATAACGCCCAATTTCGTCATTATTCCAACCATATTTGTAGGCTTGTAAAGCGAGGTTCGCCAACGATGCGTCAGGTAGCGTGTACCCTTGTTTGCCAACATAGTTACTTATCTCTAAGCGTTTAGCCTCAATGTTTGTTTTCTGTGTGGCGGGGTCAGATGCCGCTTCTTCGGTGAACGCACGTTCTTTCGCTTCGGTTGTTTTCCACCATGCAGTTGATTTGACTGCGTTAAGAAATCTGTCTTTGGTGAAACCGAGTTGGACTGCTTCGTCGACAATCTTTTTTAAATCTGGGATGGCATCGTAAAGGTCAACAATCCAACCGTATTGGCTTTTGGCGTATTCTTTCCAAGATTGGTCAGGTGACGCTTTGGCTTTGGCAATCATGTTTTTGTACAGTTTCGGATACTTTTTGATTGCTTCTTCAAGTTTTCCGCGCACAGGACTATTTGGGTAGCGGCGTGCCACTTCGTCTAAGAATTGTTGGTCGGCTGCTTCTTGAGAAAACACGTTTAACCCTGCAATAGTTCTGACAGAATACCCATATAATCACTATATTCTGTGGCTTTGGCGGCGGTTGGTTGCAGTTTGCGTGCTTTTTCTTGAGCGAAAGCAGTCGGGTCTGGTGGTTGAACAACTGTTCCACCTGCGCCAGTCGCCGCGCCACGTTGATATTCGGTTTCCATTTGACCGAACTCTGTCACCAATTTTTTGGTTTGCTCTGGGGCAAGTGTTTGTCCGATAACGGATTGTGCGCCACGCTTAAACGCTGGACGCAAATCGATGGGACTTGTCAAACGGACAGCCGCCCTTTGTGACGCCGCAGGAATCTCTAAAGGATTCTTAGCATAATATTCTAATGCTGTTTGAATATCAGCGCCCTTGATTACTTCGTCGGTGTTGATGTAGCCGAGCAAATCTTTGACTTTGGCTATTGTTTTATCGTCGTTAATTCTGCCAGATACACCTGGTTTCCATCCAGGGAATGCTTTCATAAGTAGGGTTTGCAGCCCGACAACTTGGTCTTTGGGGGTTTTTAATATTATTTGCCAATCATTTGATTTGTACAGATACGGAGTCGTCGGGTTGTTGAACACGCTTTTGTCTGGGGCTACCCACTCAGGGTCTATACCGCCTGCGTAAAACGGTTTTGTTCCAACACTAGGAAGAGAGGTCCCGCCTGTTGCGGAAGGCTTGACAGGTGCTGGTGGCGGAACTGTTGTAGAAGTTGTCGACGACGAATCAGAACCATCCTGAGGCATTATTCCAATGACCATTTACTCTCCTAAGGTTTCTTCTTCTGGCGGCAAAAACTCTTGTGACAGAACATTTTCCCACAAGTTCTTAAATTCTGGATAAGTATACACTAAGTAAACGCCCATCTGATTAAGGTCAAAACGCATCGGTTCGTTACGTGGATTCTGTCTCCACTTGTTTTGCAAATAAGCCTTATTGTCTTCAATTTTTAGTTGAGCCAGTTTTTGATTACGGAAATCCCAATACTCCAACAAAGCCTTGCCAACAGGCGTTTTTGTAATATTTGGGTCTTTAATCATTTCGCCTATCTCAATCATCTCGAACTTGATGCTCGCTTCGCTTTCACCAATTTTCTCTTTGACTGATTTATACATTGGAAATTCGCGTTGAACCTCATCAATTTTTTGTGACATCGCCAAACGGTATTCGTCGCTTTTAAGTATCTGTTTCTCGGTGTATCCAGCATCCATATATGTTTTCAAAAATTTTAGTGATTCTTGTTTAACAATGGATTGAGCCAATTTGTTTAAAGCAGCATCTTGACGTTCTTTAACATCGGCAGGGCTACGTTGTCCCTGTATGCGTTGCATTTGGAACGCTTTCGGGTCGTATTCGCCTGTCTGTGGACCAAAGTAGCCGCCCACCAACGGGTATTCTTCTAAAACATATTTGTTTTTTGTTTGCCATTCAGCGTATTCTTTTGTTGGGATAACACCAGGTTGTGATGTGGTTGACCCAGCCAAAAATGCCCAAGCGCTATCACCATATTTGTCTAGGAATGTCGTAACACCCTCATAGTATGATGGTGCTTCGTCGGTGATTTTTCTGAAGTCATCCATGATGTATGCAGAAGCCAAATTTTCTTCACCGATTTCTGTGTAGTAGGTGGTCATCGACGAGGTTGGCAAAACAATTCTGAACAAGCCTTTAATAAACATAAGCAAATCGGCTTTGGTGTGTGCTTCTTCAAGCAATGCTTTTTGTTCGGCGGCAGTTCTTGGTACGTTACCCGAGTTGGATGCGATGTTGGTAAGTACGGCATTTAGTGTTGATGCTCTTAGTTGGTCGTTTTGTTCTGAACCGATTAGCCCCGCGAGGTTGTCTGCTAGGTCAAGGTTGGTAAATTTACCTGCACCAGCAACCAAACCGACACCGACACCTTGCCCCCATGCTGGGACCAAATAGTCTGCTATGCGACTTTTCATGTTTGGGTCGCCAATAGGGAACAACAGGTCACGGAAAGCCTGCGCCGATTCTGTTTTGGGGATAAACGAATCGAATACGATGCCACCAACACCAAAAAGTCCAGGCACGCCCGTACCAACAATGCTTAAACCCTTAGCACTCATGCTTTCTGATGCGTTCAACCCAAGCATGTTCAATACTGGTTTGCTAAACGGTAACGCTACCGCTTGTTTGCCGTTCGAATCTGTGTAGAGAATGCCTTGACCTTCGTTCAATCCAGCCCATTCGGGTAGTTCAACGTTGGTCAAACCTTCTTTTAATAATCTGCTTTTTTCGATGTTGGCTGGATTATTGGCGATTGCCCGTCCCCATACCTGCCATTGTTCTTTCCATGCGTCGAAGAACGCAAACAAAAGATTGTGTTTGTACCCAGCATAGGTTTTGTTTTCGAAGTTGTAAAGAATGTCGTCAACTCTTTGATGCCCGTACATTTCACCCAATAGTTCAACATCTTTGGCGGTGGCTGTGCCTTGTGCCCGTGGAAGTTCTAGGCGGGCGGACTGTTTGACCCACTCATCAATATCCGTTTTTTCTAACGCCGCAATCATTTTTGCGGCTTCTTTTGGGTCCATCGCTGGGATAAGTTCGATGACGCGCTGCCATTTGGAATACTGTTGCAACGGTGTCCGAGCAACTTTTTGTGAAGTATTACGGTAAAGAGAAAAAAGTTGTGTTAAAAATTTGGTGTTGTTTTGTACGGTTTCCGTGCTAACCGAACGTGAGAACGGCGCGACGCGGGGCGACCTGGGATTCGGTAAAAGTTCCCGTGCAACAAAATCTTTGAATTCTGGAGAAGCCTCATAAACATTGAACGCTTCAAATCGAGAGTTCGGTGTCCATCGTGGTGTAACAGAAATTGGTACGCCGCTTACTTGACCCGATGCGACTGCGCCGATGGCTACAGGGTCAAGTGCTGTGCGTGTGGCGATGTCATTGACAATTGTTCCAACCCAAATTGAAGCACCTTCAAGGGTGTTGATTGGTGTTGGGGCAAGACGCATCGCCTCAGAGCCTTGTGTTTGAACCATTCTTTTATAAATTCTGTCAAAAACTGGTTTGAGGTCGCCTGTCAAAAATCTTTCAGGCAAAAGCCCGACAGCATCGCTGCCGCCAGCAAGCATCGCTTTGGCAACCTCGACATATTCTGGGGTTTGAGACATGTGAACGATATCTCTGGCTGTGCCAGTAACCCAATTTTGGTTGTTTTTGCCGTCGAGGTTGATTACATTGCCGAATTCGTCAACTTCTTTTGGGGCGTGTTCCATAACACGGCTTCTTTCATAAACCAACACACGAGGGTCGAGACGTTCTCGCCCCATCAAACCTTCCGCCGTTTCCGCGACGTTGCGCGACATACCTGGGACCAATGTTTCGGCACGTTCATTGTAGGTGTTTAACAATTTTTTGATTTGTGCACGGGTTCCATATTCGGTTTCGGCGCTAACTATCAGTTTGTCAATTTCATCGGCAAGAGCAAAATCTCCAGCGTCTACCGCGTCATCGAACCTTTTATAGAAACCGTCAAGTTCGTCCAACCTTACGATTAATTTTTCCATTTCTTTTGCCGTCACAATAAGTTTTCCAGCAGTTGTGTAGTTAAGAGCACCATTCGACATCCCAGCAAGAATGGTTGCCAAACTCATATCGCCAGCAGCGCCGAGACGCAACAGTTCATCTGGGATGATGCGTGTCACCATTTTGATTGGCAAGGGTGCGCCAAGAGCGATTGGCTTTAAATATTGAACCTGTACTTTTTCTAAATTTCTTAACAGTTGATTGTAAACACTTTTTTCGTTAATTAACGTGCCCCTAAACGGCTGATACAGTCTCCATAAATTGCTTGTTTCACGAATGACTTGTTTTAAATGTCTTGGGTTGACCATCATAAACCCTTTAGCCATGAGGTCTGTTGAACGCAAAACTTGTCCAGAACCATCATCAAACCAAGTGATTGGATACCCGTCACCAATGGCGTCCATCGACCATTGGTATACACCGTCTGTCCCGCCTTCAAATTTTGCTACATTTTCAATCCATTCATCGGGTACACCTTTTGGTTTTAACGCTGGTGTCAAAATTGTTTTGTGAAATTGTTTCGCTAAATCAAATCTTCTACCTACGTCGCCAGTTGCTACGGCTTTAATTACGTCGGAAAGCATGACGTGTCGGTCTGCTTTGGGGACGTTCATAATTTCCATTAAACGTTTCATATCGTTGACCGAACCGATTGGGTCTTCGAACGAAAAGAACGTTGCTCTTGGCATCATCGCAAATTGTCGTGTGTGACCAGACGCCCAGTAAGCGGTTTGTTTACCTGTTTGATTGATGACTTGTTTTATGAGTCCTGGGACTTGGCGGATGTTGTACAGCGGGTCGCCTGACAAAACGCCTTCACGTAAAATTGCGTGAATTTCTTTGGTTGTTATTGTGCGACCTGCGGCTTTTGCCACATCAACCGCTTCTTGTATTTTGTAAGCCAAACCAATCGGAATGTTTCCGAGGAACGCATCATACATTTCGCCAACGTTGGTGAACTCGCCAAGTTTTGTTAATGTTCTTCTGCCATCAAACGTGTATGGCATTTCGTCGATTTTCATTGGGTCGAAAAGTTTTGTGCCATCACCCAAATCGATAACTCCGTGCAGTCGATAAAGGCGTGTTGTTTCGTCGATGACTTCTGGAAGGTTTAAATTTGGCGGGCTGTCTACTGCCGCCAAAGAGTTCCCTGCACCTTTCCATTTTTCTATCTCGGTGTTGGTTGCCGCCCTGATTGCGTCGTCGATTTCTTGTGGGAGAACCGTCCCAGGTGGTAGGTAGCCTGCAAACCGTGGGGTGTCTGCCACAATATCGCCGACAAGTCTTCCTTCAATGATTGGTAAATCTGGGTCCAATGAGCGTCCCGCTGCTTTGCGTTCGGCAGACCAAACTTCCCTAATGATTTCCGCTTTACGTTCATTGGCAACCGCGGTTGCCGCAACGTTACTCAAATTAAAAAGTGATTTGATGCTTTTGACAGGATTGTAGTAAACACCTGGGTCGGTTCCTACTGTCCAAATGGTGTCAACGATGCCTGACATGATTGAAGCCGAATACGAATTTCTGTCAATGTATCCTTCTTGGATAAGAGGTTCAATTAATGCCCTTCCGACTGTGAAAGATTGTCCGCCGACTTGCGGCAACGCGGCGTCACGGTTTTTTCTGGCTTCTGTCAAAGCAATACCTTCAGGGAAATATCCGCCGCCTAAATCAACTTCTTGGTTTGGGTCGATTGCGCGTCGAGCAATTTGGGTGAGAATGTTTCCTTCGACAAGCCCTTGATAAACTTTTTCAGGTGGGACCATCGGTGCGATTGCTATACCTATCCCGCTTCTTGGCGCTGTCAAACCTAGTTCTAACGTTGTTTTTGTGAATTGGGCTGCACCGAAGAATGCTGCGCCTGCGGCTTTTGTCGCGCCGCGAAGAGTTGCTGCCGCGGGTTCTGTTATATCTTTAATCGGGATGTTCAAACCCATCCCAAGAATTTCTTTTTCGCTGCCAATTTTGTCTGGCACGATGAACGAAAGCAATTTAAATGGCGCTTGTACGGTTTGCAACGCGCCGCTGCCAATCATGGCGAAATCAACGGACAAACCAGGTGTTTTTGTTTTTGATTCTTCTCTGAATTCTAATATTTCTTTGACATAAGGAAATTTTGCTTTTAAATTTTCAACGGTTGTAGGGATTTTTTTTGCGGGGGCTGTTGGTAAAGTCGCGGACGTTGTTGTTTTTGTATCGTCGACAGGGACCATGCCAGGAATGGCATTCCATTGTTGTTCGGTTGTTGACAACAACAATTTGATGACTTGTGCTTCTTGCAAATTTAAAAGTTGTTGAGCGTCGGTGATTTCTGGTACTTCAAGGTTGCGCCAAAATCCGCCTGGGTCGACTTCATCCCACCAATATGGTTGTAGTTGTCGACGGATATTGAAATCAAGGTTTGGTGTTTGCAGCAAATCCACGAGATTCCATTGTTTCGCCGTCGGTGTCGGGCGCATCGCACGATTACGTGGTTTAACAAGGTTTTCCCTGTTGTTGCCCGCGTTGCCTGTTTCCAATGCGCGACGTGCCGTGTGTTCGTGAACCAGTCGTGCGTCGATAGGGACATCGGATAATCCGATTGATGCGGTGATTTCTGGGTCTGTGTATGTGCTGCCGTAAACCGCCGCTTCTAAACGCTCAACCCTGTCTGGGGTCATTTCCGTTTCCAAACGTCGACGTTGTTCACGGAAGCGGTTTGCTTCGGCTGCGTCTAATTCAAGTTGTTCATTTGTTCGGCGCATTAAATTGAAACGTTTTCTAGTTCTAGAAGAAGTTGCAGTAGGGCTGTGTTTGGTGTTTTGGAGTAAATGTATCTGACTTGGTTGATGAGGTCTTGACGTGAACCTGGTGCTGCACCCATCGGTATTGGTTGTGGAAGCATGTCCATTCCTGGACCCGCACCCAGCGGGTTGCCTGCGGTGATTGGTTCGTCTGGGCGTTCTGTCGGTGCGGTTAAAGGTGTGACTGGCAGCGGTTGACGTTGCTGTTGTTGTGCTGTTTGTGGTGGTTGTGGTGCACCCATCGGCACGGCTTGTTGTGCGCGGCGTTGAGCGCCCGCTTCACCGTAGGTTTGCCCCGTGGCTGCCGTTACTGGGAGTTTTTTTACGGGGTTATTTAAATCTGTGCGGTTTAAATATGATGCCATTTATAGTCTTCTTCCCAATGTGAGAACTGCTGATGGCGATGGTGGTAGTTGTGCTGCGCCTGCTGGTCGTCCACCACCCAACCTGGATAGTAGTTCTTGGATGTTCGGCGGACCTGCTGTTACTGGTGCTTCTGCGCCCATGCCTGGTGTTGCGAGACCTGGCATTGTTTCTGGTGCGCCTTGTGGCATCGCCGCGGCTTGCCGTTCTTGTGCACGTTTCTGTGTTAGTTGTACGGCTTCGTACAGCGGTTTGTTTTTTTCGATTGTGAGCATCGATAGATAGGCAAGGTCGTCAGGTTGATATGGACCATTAGGGTCGGCTGCCTGAGCCTGGATACTGGACAGGAGTGCCGCTTCCATAGATTCGGCTGCGATGCGGTCTTTTTCAAGTTCTGGGTCCGTGATAAGCGGGTCTGATTCTCGTGCCGATTCTTTAGACATAAGACCAGTACCGAGGCGTTGACCAAGACCAACAATGAGACCGTTAACGTCTGTGCCTGAAGAAGGATATGTGACATAGTGGAAGTCCGTTTCGAATACTTTGTTTGGTACATAGTTCGTCATTCCGCCAGATACTCGACCTGGTATGAAGAATGATTTCTTTTGTGCACCCCAGTATGCTTTTTCGATTGCGATAGCGATTTTGTCTTCTTCGTATAGTGCTTGTTCGAAAACTGCTTGGGCTTCTTGCACTCGGAAGTCGACTGTCGCCGACAGGACGTTTTCGCCTCGGCGTCCTGTTCGGATGTTTGAACCTGATTCGCCGCCGAACTCGGCTGGGATAGCACCTTCCAGGCGTTCTTGTCTTTCGAGTCTGTCCAGGGCTGTGTCGGTTTTGTAGCCTGGGTTTGTTTGCAGTTGTTGGATGTCTCCGCCTTTTACCACACCTAGTTGTCCTGTTTTGCCGTCGGCTACCTGGATGATTTCTGGGTTTTCGCCTGCGCGTGCAACCAAATATTCGTCTGGGAAGATGCCGCGTTCGATTGCGATTTCTGTGAGTGCTTGCAGACGGGCGCGTGTGAAGTACATTCCCAGTACGCCGTCGTATTGTCCGCGTGGTGCGTCCAGCGAGATTCGTTGCGGGATTACTGTTAGCGGCATCCCTGTTCGGTTCGGCATTCTTTCTAGTTCTACTGTTTCGACGCCTGCTCGTTCGACTGGCGTGAGGCTTGTGCTGTTTTCTGCGCCGATAACACAGATGACGCATTCGTCGCCGTCGATGTATTCGAGTAGCGTGTATTGGGTGTCGAAACGGACTTTGCCCATGCGAAGTTTGCCGATTACTTTGTCACCGTAGTTGTTTATCAGCCATTGTGCTGGTTTGCTGTATGTGAAGATGCAGTCGTCTGGTACGAAGTTGTCTGGGTCTTCGGATGGCGACGGGTAGGTGTCCAACGGGTTTCTTACCGCCCATGTTGGTTGTAGGGTTTTGAAGTTTGGTTTGAGGATTACTGGGGCTGATGAATACGCCAAAAAATGTCGGGCTCGGCGGCGCATTTTGACACCTATTTTGTTTTGGTCCCAGTATGATAAAATAATTTTTTTGCGTAGTCTCGCCATTTCTTGCGAGTCGATGTTGCCTTGTTTGACTGGTGGGAAGAATGGCATCGGCATTGTTGACGCGATTCGCATTGATGTTTGGTCTAAGCCTTGTACGAGCAGGTTCGCCACGTTCGTTCTCGCGTTGCGGTCCAGTTCCGACAACGGGATTACTACGTCACCGTTTGCGAGGTCGCGTATTTCTCGCATACGTTTGAGGACTGGTCCTTGCGTTTCGCGGCGCGAATTGTATAAGGAAACTATTTGTTCTACTGTTTGCACTTTGCGTAAAACTCCTATTGTACTTTGTCGTTCTACAATACTACGTCAACATCCACGATGGACGCCATTGTCTTGGCGGGAGTTTGATTCCGCCGACTGTCGGGAAGTGCAGTTCGGCGAACCAGTTCGCCATCACCAGGTCCGTGCCGTTTTTTTTGTCGGGGGTCCATTTCACGAGTTCGTCCACCAGGGCTAACGTTTTCCAGTTGCCGCGCATTGTCGGGAGTCTCACCGCCCCCGACCTGTACAGGGGTGGGAGCAGCGCTTCGATGCCTAGTTTTTCGTCAAATTTGTTGCGGTGCGTGGTGTGCGGGATGACGTTCACCATTTGTCTGGTTTGCCATTTGCGTACAAAGTCGTGTGCCAACAGGAATCTTTGGGCTGCGTTTACTTCCACGACGATGTGCGAGACTGGGTAGCCGTAGTGGAATGCTCGGTTGGTCCAGTCTTCCAGGATTCCCGTGTATTCGCGTGTGGTGGTGTTGTATCCGAGGAGTTCTTCGGCTGTGAGTTTGATTCGTTCGACATCTATCAGATATCTGAGGTTTGTTGTCGGCTGGTAGAGCCACCATTGGATGCCCCAGAATTGTGACGGTGACGGGTCGACTGTGATTATCGAAATTATGGGCGGGGCGAGTCCTTCGGGGATTTGTCCTGGGAATCTGTCGTTGTCTACGCATCCCGTGTAGAGCACGCCGTCGTCTCCGAGTCCGCCTGTTATCCAGGTGCGGCTGATTAGGTTGTTGTCTGCGGCGTCGTCTTCTTGTTGGTAAACAATTTTGAATGTTTTCGGGTTGCTGTATCGGATGTACGACAAATCTTTCCACGAGAGGCGTTGCGGGTCCAACAACGGTCCTTCTGGGTATGGTTTGGAGTTGTATCTGCGGGTTTGTGGACCTTCATCCAATTCGGCGTAATACGCTTTGTAGACGATGTGTTTATATTTCGAGGATTTGACGGGTTCTGTTGCCGCCAATGATTCGGGTGTGGTGGAATCCGTGCCGTCGTAGTGGGTTTCGTCGGCGTCGTAGGTTATTTTTGCTAAACAATGGGCGTACAGGTCGCCTGAACCGAGTCTTTGTCCGACTACCGCCAGTAGTCCTGCGGGGTCCACTCGTGCTTCTGCTATTTGGTCCCATCTTTCCAACAGTTTGTCGCGGGTTGAGCCTTCTCTGGCGTTGTCTACGGATGCCACGTCGTCGAATAGGCACAGGTCGGCGCGATGTCCGATGTATTCCGAGTCGATTCCGTATGCCCTGACGGTTGGTTCTTTGTTATCTAACCCGTTTCCGTCCAATTGTTCCACCACGAATTCTTCCGCACGCCATAACGCGCCTTTGTCGGTTGGTTTGAACCTGCCGTAGTCGACGGAGAGGCATCCTTCGGCGTTCACCGCCAACCCTTTTTTGACCAATTCGGGGTCTGGTTGGATTGGTGCGGGTCTTTCCAGGGTTTCTCTGATGCGCCGCGAGTATTGTTTCGCCATCGCTTGCGAAATGGAACCAATCATCACTCGGATTGCACGGTTGCGGACGATTGCCCATACCGCTACATCGTGGAACAGGGTTGATTTGCCTGCGCCTGGGGGTACGTTGAGTACGACGAATTCTTTTTCGGGTTCTTCCAACAGTTTCACCAACGTTAACGCGGCTTCTACTTGCCACGGGGATGGTACTCGTCCGAGGTAGTGGCGTCTGAAGAAATCGAAGTCTTGCAGTCCGCGTTGTGCTTCTTCGCATAGGCGTGTGAGCGGGATTGCTGGCGGGAGGTTGACCGCTTCGTCCAATGATTGTTCGTATTCTTTGTGTTGTTTGCCGCCTTGTTTGCCGCGGGTGCGGGTTACTTCCAGGACGGCTTGGTCCAGTTTTGCTTTCGCTGCTTTGGATTTCGCCAACCAGTTCGAGCCTGTGTTGATGTGTACGCCTGCGATGCGTGCGGCTTCGGTAATTGATGAACCTGCTGCTATGGCAGCGAAAAAGCGTGCTTTGTCTTCTGGCGGTACTCGTCGTTTTGTTCCCACAAGGGAGGGTTACTTTTTTTTAGAACGTTTGTTTGCTTTTTTTTCTTTTTCCCAAATTTTGCCTAACCATTTTTCGGTGGCTGGCTCCCAAACCGATGAGGGGAACTTGTCTCTGATGCTGCCTTCGCCAATCACATCACCGATGATGACATCGGCAAACATTTCCGCGGAATCATATTCAAGTGCATCTTGACTAAATACAGCAGACCCGTATTTGTTGTTCAAAAATTTTTTTACGGCTTCCTCACCCATTGCGGATTGGCGGCGTGTTTCCGCTTTGTCATCATTTTTGCCGACAGACTTTTTGTAGTCTGACAACGAACCCATGTAATCAACTTTTTTCATAATGTTGCAAGCATAACACATTGCTGCTACACTCAACGACACACCCGTCGGGATGACGGCAAACAAGCATAAACACAAGGCTGTACACCACTTGCACGGTGCGGGGCAACAACACCAGGGAACTGGGGTAGACCCCTTTTCATCGAATCAGGGGAGCAGCGCAACTAACGACAAATAGTTAAACATGGTGTCGGCTAAAACAATGGCTAACGGCTACCAACCCTTACAGGTGAAACGTGGGGGAAAGCAAACCCTTTTAGCAACAAACCCCAAAACAACAACCAATCTTTTTTTACCGTTTTTTTCTACAACAAAAAGAGTGAAAATTTGCGTCGGCGATAACATACCCCCCCCCGCCCCCGTGCGCCTCGGCATAGCCCCAGTTTGCTGGTTTTGCGAACATGTGTTCGTGGGTGTTTGTGCGTTTGTGCGTGTGTGGGCGTACATATGTTCGGGCGAACAGGTGTTCGTAGTAGGCGTACCTGACAATTCTTGTGTGGTTGGGCGTCCCCTCGCTGTGTGTTAGGTCAGCCTAACAAGTGCGGACAGGCGACTGCGCCTAGTGTGTGTTCACTGTGTGTGGTTGTGGTGACTGTGTGTGGTTGTGTTAGGTTAGCCTTACTTGGGTGTGACGAGGTTCACATAAGAAAAGACTTGACAGCGCACTTGCGCCCTGTAAGATATAGGGCATAGGGAAAAGCCCTATAGATAAAGGGGAATGAATGACTAGGAAAAGTTACGAGGTAATAGCCTCGGTGATTCGTCGTCACCGTAGCGAGGATACAAGTGGTGTAAGTTCGGGGACACTTTCAATGGTTGCCGATTCTCTCGCGCTTGTGTTTCAAGCAGATAATCCGCGTTTTGACCGTGCGCGATTCTTTACCGCTTGTGGTATGGACGAGGACGGTATTTGGGTCATCTGAGAATATCGCCTAGCCTTTTAGAGGTAGTCGCGTCGTAGCGACACTAGGCACAAGGCGAAAGCCGAAGAACACAAACATACAGAACAGGGGAATGAATGACACTCAAAGAAAGCAGAAGAATTGCTCTCGCGCTTGCCAAAATTGGCGCAAAGAGCCAAAACCACGCCGAGATTATCGCCGAGGCAATGGCGAAAATCGGCATGACTATTCAACAAGAAAACTCTAGGTTCAATAAAGATGACTTTTACCGTTTCTACATGGCGAAATTGCACGAGTTTCGCTCTTTGGCGAGGCGCGGCATCTTCCCAGACGAATATCTCGCAAAATAATCCTGGTTCGCCTAGCCTTTTCGGGGTAGCCTCGTCATAGAGGCACTAGGCACTAGCGAGGCAGTCGCCTCGTGAAAACATAAGAAAAGGGGAAAGAATGCTAAGTGATGAAATAATGCGAGTTAGAGCATGTGAGGCGCGAGTCAGTTTTCTATCTGACGCTCTTTACGAGGCTGAGCAAGCCGTCAAAAGAGCGGAAAAGAAAAGAATGACCGCCGAAATTAGGTTAAATTATGAATTGCGTCATTTGGAATATTTGACCAAGACAGGCGAATACGCGCCAAATAATTAGCGAAATTGCCCTAGCGCGTCAGGCGTACCGATTCAATTCGGACTAGGGACTAGCGAGCCGATAGGCTCGTGAAAACATAAAGAAAAGGGGAAAGAATGAATACTAGAAAACAGGCGTTTGATTCCGCCATGCGTGAAATACGCAAAAGCGGAATAAATGCAAAACGGAATGTGAAAG